TAAAATACAATATGAAAAAAGTAATAATAGCAAAAAGAGTGGCAATAAGTAATCCAGATGAGCAAACTTGGTTTATTTGTTGGGACGACACTCGTTCTAATTTAATGTCATACGGTTCAGTATTACCAACTCAAGCTATGGGGACCATATGGGAAGAAATAGATTGGTTTACACAAGAATCTACCTGGTTGACTAAATTAAGTGAAAGCGGAATAGATCCAAATCCAGATTTAGGAATTTTATAATACAAAAAATATGTTTATACTTAATTCTTATAGATTTGCTGTTGCTACACCAGCTACCATTTACGCAGGAGCTACAGCAATATACTCTTTACGTAAATTTTTTGGTTGGGATAAAGCTGTTTTGCAAATTCGCAGGTCTAATGATAATGCACTTGCATATGTATTTATTGATGGCGCATCATCACAAGATGAAATATCTTTAAATAGTTACGTCAAGAGTAATTTGGAGATCGTTAAATAGTTATGTATACTAAGGTTACTGAAACTAACCACAGTTATATAGTAGTAAATGAAGAAAACACCAAAGATATTTGCCCACGGTAGTTATATAGGAACTACAGGATACGCTAACCATACTAGATTTTTTTATAGAGAACTTTCAAAATTATATAGTTTAAAAGTTAGAAATTATACTGTAGGAAAAACCTGGGTGGGTCAAAGTGAAGAACCCCACAACGATGAAAAGGATTTTGATTCTTTAGATAAACAACTTTTATGTGAACAATCCTTATGGGATTCTGAAAGAAATCTAAACCACCACCCTGTATATTTATCTCATGGTGAAAGCTTTGATCATAACCTAAATATTGTTTTAAACGAAACAGATCATTTTTTCTATTATGAAGAGTACGACGGTCCTAAAATAGCATATAACGTTTGGGAATCAACCCGTCAACCTGATCGATTTTTTAATAAATTAAAAGAATACGATCAAATATGGGTTGCTTCTAATTGGCAAAGAGATTGTACTATAGAACAGGGAATGAACCCAGATAAAGTAAAAGTTATACCTGAAGCAGTAGATGGTAATATATTCCAACCTAACTCTTCAGTTACATTACCAGAATATAAAGATGAAAGATTTAAATTTGTATTATTTGGTAGATGGGATTATAGAAAATCCACTAAAGAAATAATTGAATGTTTCCTCCAAGAATTCAGTAAAGATGAACCAGTAGATTTAGTTTTATCTATAGATAACTTGTTTGCTAAAGATGGGTTTGATAATACTGAAGACAGATTAAAACATTATAATCTAGAAGACCCTAAATTAAAAATAAAACATTTTCCTACTCGAGAAGAATATATAAAATACCTACAAAAAGGTCATGTATTTTTATCTTGCGCAAGAGCTGAAGGGTGGAACTTACCTTTAATTGAAGCTATGGCTTGTGGTACTCCTTCAATATATTCAAATTGTAGTGCACAGTTAGAATTTGCAGAAGGGCTTGGAATACCTGTAGATATAAAATCTATGTCTGAAGCTAAAAGAGGTGAATATAGTAGTTTTTCCCAATCTTTATTAGTTGGGGAATTTTATGAGCCGGATTTTGACCATTTGAAAACTCAAATGAGAGATGCTTATGTTAATTATAAAAAACACAAAAAACAGGCATTATTAGAGTCTAAAATTATTAGAGAAAAATTCACTTGGGAAAATGCTGCTAAGATAGCCAGCAATGAAATAGATAATTTTTTAGATAACTTACCAAAAAATAAAATAGAAATAAGTTTTAATTTAGGCCCAAAAGTTGAAGTTAAAGGACATAATAAAGAAGAATATTTTGTTGAATTTATAGATAGTTCTACTAATAAAGTAATACATTCATCCACAATTAAAAACAATATGTGGACCAAATGTAATAAATCTTACCATATTCCTTGGGTTATAAAAGTAAACGGAGTAATAATCCATACTTTTGATTTAAAGGATAAAACAGTCAAAATTAACTTTGAATCAAAAGCATTAGGAGACACACTTGCTTGGACTCCACAAGTCTTAGAATTTTATAAAAAACATAAATGTAAAGTAATAGTAAGTACTTTTCACAATGAATGGTTTGAAACACTCCCAGCATATAAAAACATTAAATTTATAAAACCTGGAAAATCTAGTAGCTCTTATGTTACTTATCAAATAGGTTGGTTTAAAAGTAATAAAGGAGATTGGAAAAATTTCGATCATCACCCCAATCAAGTAAATACTATACCACTTATACAAGCTGCTACTGATATTTTAGGTTTACCTTATAAAGAAGTACATTATGGAATAAACTTTATATCTAAAAAACGACCAATTAAAGGTAAGTATGTATGTATCGCTCCAAGAGCAACATCAGGTTTAAAAGAATGGCCACATGAAAACTTTAGATCGTTAGCAAAAAAATTACAAAGTAAAGGGTATAAAGTAGTTAATATATCTAAAGAAGGCTTTAAGGGAACCAGTATAATAGACAAAAAGAATTTAAAGTGGGAAGATACTTTAAATCATTTATACCATGCTGATTTATTTATAGGGTTAGGTTCTGGTTTATCATGGCTTAATTGGGCATTAGATAAACATACAGTTATGATAAATAACTTCATCCCACATGGATTTGAATTTACTCATAATTTAACTAAAATAGAAAACCACTCAGTATGTAATAATTGCTGGGTTAGCCCTTCTTATGTGTTTGATCCCGGAAATTGGGATTGGTGTCCAGAAAATGAAGGAACAAAAAATCAACACATATGTCAAAAATCAATAACTACGGATGTGGTGTATAACAAAGTTTTAGAGGTGTTAGAACCAAAAAAAAAACTTAATTTTACATGGATAACAGGTGGAAATGAAGCCTATTTACCTATGATAGAAGTATTAGCTAAAAGCTTATTAAAATATTCTAAACACAAACTTATAGTGTATAGTTTCAATTGTAATTCTACAATCGATTTACCCAATGTAATCAATAAAAGAATTGATTATAGACCGAAATCTACACATGCTAACACACATGAACCCGATTTATTTAGTAAAGACTATTCTATTTACTTTGCTAAGTATTTAGCAAGTTTAGATTCTTTAAATGAAGACTATGATAGTTTTGCTTGGATTGATGGTGATGCCTTTGCAACTGAAAATATAGATACCTCTCTCCAATACTTACCAGGTTTAAAAGATTACCCTTTATTTATGAAATATTTTCACGATGATATTAATCAATGGAGACATCATAAAGGTATAAAATTAGAGGGAAGTTATGGTAATGAATTAGCGACTATAAAAAATATTAAAAGAAACCCTAATAATAAATTAATAGCAACTGGTTTTTATTTCTATGATAAAAAAAGTAAACCCTTTTTTGAGAAATGTTTAGAATGGAATGAAGAACTAAACCAATATTCAATAAAAATCTATACCGATGATAATGCATTTTCAGAAGAAAGGGTAGCTAATAATATATTATGGGAAGAAAATAAAATTTTAGATTTACCTATTACTTGGAATAACTATTATAGTTCAAAGGATGAAACTTTAGTTAGTCCTTATTTTTTAAAAAAAGGATTTGATATAATGTATGATAAACTAACATTACAACCCTATTTTATTCATGGACCTGACCCCTCAGTAAAACCAAAAAATGCAGAAACTTTAAATCAAGCATTTAATGATTACCAGTTAAAAAAATTAATGATTGTAGCACATCCAGATGACGAATTAATATTTGGTGGGGCTGAGCTAATAAAATATGGTTCTGAATATAAAGTTATTTGTCTTACTAATAAATCAAATGAAATTAGAAGTAAGGAATTTAAAATGGTAATGGAAAAATTAAATGTAGGGTCTTGGGAGATGTTTGATTACGAAGATACATTATTTCCTACTCAACAATTTAATTTAGAAGATATTTTAATGAGTAGACAATGGGAAAAAATAGTTACTCATAATCCTATAGGTGAATATGGTCACCCACAACACAAACTAGTATTTGATGTAGTAAAAGAGTATATTGAAAAAGTTATATGTAATAAAGATATATTTTATGTATTTGGTAAGTCCCAACAAAAATTAGACCAAGATATTTTGGATACCAAAAATAGTTTACTTACATTATATACATCGGAAGCACCCATTATAAATCAATTATTAACTAATAATGGGGATTGGTTTAAAAGCAATGATCCTTTTACTAATTACATTGAACATGAGTGTATTGAAAAGTATGATGTTAATAGAAGTAAAGATAACTATATAAAGTGTTATAAAAAATAGAAAATTTTTAATATTTATAAACAACCCAAAAACCAAAATAAAATGAGTACAACAAAGTTATTAAAAGAAGAGTTACAACAGTTAAGAGATTTTCAATCACAAGATAACGAAATTACTTTTGCCCTAGGACAAATAGAATTAAGAAAAGTATTTATTGAAAAAGAAAAACAAAACCTTCAAACCCGATACCAAACACAACTCCAACAACAAGAAAAATTAGGTAAGGAATTACAAGAAAAGTATGGGGATGGTAATATTGATTTAGAAAAAGGAGAATTTATTAAGTTAGAATAGTTCTTTGAGAAAATCTTTAATATGTATAATAAAACAATATTAAAAATAACATATAAAGATGGCAGAAACATTATTATCTCCAGGTGTATTGGCTAGAGAAAACGACCAATCATTTATTACTCAACAACCCGCTGAAATTGGTGCCGCAATTATAGGACCAGCAGCTCTGGGTCCAGTTGAAATTCCTACATTAGTTACTTCTTTTAGTGAGTATTCAGCAATTTTCGGTACTACGGTACAAAGTGCATCAGTTGCATATTCATACTTAACTTCATTATCAGCAAACAATTACTTTCAAAGTGGGGGATCAAGTTTATTAGTTACAAGAGTAACTCCTGAAAACTTTACCTCTGCAACAAGTTCATTTATAAGTACTGTAGATGGGTCTGGTTTATCAACAGGAGATACAAATGCAGCAGCATTATTTACTTCAGTTGCAGTTGCCGGAACTTCATTTACAGGGTCAGGAATTGAAATATACGCTGCACCCCAAACTTATACTCAAACAGGTACAGGAACGGGAGCAACATTTGCTCTTCAAACTAACAATGGAGTATTAACTGGAGTTACTGCATCAGCAGCTGGAAACGGATACGAAGTAGGAGATACAATTACTTTTTCATCAAATGATGCAGGTGGTTCTCCATTAGTAACAACAGAATTAACAGGCTCAATTACTTTTAACGGGTTTACAGGTGGTAATGATGCTGGAAGTTTCACAATTACTCAAGGAGAAAATGCAGGAACACAAGCATTAGTAAGTGGTACAAATTCAACAGGTGTAACTGGAGTAACTTTTACTTTAACTACCGCTGGAGGAGATGGATCTGCTACTATTACAGCTATAAAAGCAACATCAGTAGGAGAAGGGGTTAAAGTAGGAACTAAATTTACTATATCCGCTACCGCTATTAATGGTGCAATAGGTGCAGGTACAGGTTCAGGTAATACTGTAATTACAGTTACAGCATTAGATTTAGTAGCAGATACTGCAGAATTAAAAATAGCAGAAAGTAATTTATTAGTTCCAAAACAACCTTTTGTATTAGAAACAATTTCTGAAGGTTCTGTAATGAATACCGGAGTACAAGAATTAAGTGAAGGTGCTTTAGCAACTGGTTCAGCACAAAATGTACGCTGGTCAATTGCTGGTGTAAATACAGGATCAGGAACATTTAGTTTAATAGTTCGTAGAGGAAATGATAATGCCAATCAACAAACAGTATTAGAACAATATTCAAATGTATCATTAGACCCTTACCAACCAAATTATATTGCAGCACAAATTGGTGATATTAGCAAACGTTTGGTTAATGAAGGTGCAGATTATTTTGTACAAGAATCAGGATCATATGCTAACTTATCAAGATATGTAAGAGTTAAGTCTGTAAATATGAAAACTCCAAATTATTTCGATAATAATGGACAAGCAAAATCACAATTTACAGGGTCTTTACCTGCTGTCCAATCTGGTTCATTTAATGGAGCTGTAGGAAAAAATATAGTAGACGGAAGAGTTGCTAATTTCTATGGAGATATTGGAAATGGTGCCGCTTTTGATACACAAGGTTTAACAGGTAGCAATTATGATAACGCAATTGCTCTATTAGGAAATATAGATGAATACCAATATAATGTAATAAGTGCTCCTGGATTACTTAACGCAACTCACGCAACACAAACGACAGCTTTAATCAATAACTCAATAAATAGAGGAGATAACATTGCAGTATTAGACTTAGTAAAATATGGTAGCTCAGTAGCTTCAGTTTCACAAGCAGCATCTGCATTTGATAATAGTTATGCAGCAACATATTGGCCATGGGTTCAAATGATTGACCCACAAACTGGTGAATTAGTATACTGTCCAGCTTCAACTGTAATCCCAGGAGTGTATGTATTTACAGACGCTTCAAGTGAACCATGGTTCGCGCCTGCAGGTTTAACTAGAGGTGCTTTAGGACAAGTAGTTAGAGCTGAAAGAAAATTAACAGCAAATAACAGAGATACTTTATACGAAGCAAATGTTAACCCATTAGCAACTTTCCCACAAGCTGGAGTAGTTGTATTTGGACAAAAGACATTACAAAAACGTTCTAGTGCTTTAGATAGAGTAAATGTACGTAGATTATTAATTGCTCTTAAAGGATTTATTTCTGGAGTATCTGATAATTTAGTATTTGAACAAAATACAATTGCTACAAGAAACAATTTCTTAAGTGTAGTTAATCCTTATTTAGAAGGAGTACAACAAAGACAGGGATTGTATGCATTTAAAGTAGTAATGGATGATACCAATAACACACCAACTGTAATAGATAGAAATGAGTTAGTAGGACAAATATTCTTACAACCAACTAAAACAGCTGAATTTGTAATTCTTGATTTCAATGTATTACCAACTGGAGCAACATTTCCAGCGTAAAAATTAAAAAGATAAATATTTATAATAAAATAAAAAAATAAAATGGCAGTATTAGATCCAAACGAAATATTTTTCACCGCTTTTGAGCCAAAACAAGCTAATAGGTTTATCATGTATATTGATGGTATTCCAGCTTATTTAGTAAAAGAAGTAGGGGCTGTAACTTTATCACAAGGTACAGTTGAATTAAATCATATTAATGTATCAAGATATGTAAAAGGAAAATCCACTTGGGATCCAATTTCTTTAACATTATTTGACCCAATTACCCCATCTGGAGCACAAGCAACTATGGAATGGGTACGTTTACACCACGAATCAGTTACTGGTCGTGATGGATATAGTGATTTCTATAAAAAAGATCTTACTTTTAACGTAATAGGACCTGTAGGAGACATTGTATCTGAATGGATTATAAAAGGTGCATTTATTACAAATACATCATTTGGAGATTATAGTTGGGATACTGTAGATAC